GCAAGCGAAGTAGAAATAAAAAGCCACATACAATTTTATAATGGCATCAAGACAGCGGATATTCAAGAAACTCTTATCAAGAGCGCCGCAGATTTAATCAGTGAAGAAACACCAAATTATCAATACGTAGCCGGACATTTAATTAACTATCATCTGCGTAAACAAGTTTATAACAACTATGATCCGTGCTCGCTATTAGATCTAGTTAATAAAAACGTAGCCAGTGGTTTTTATGACCGCGGTCTACTAGAAGCGTATTCACAAGATGAGTGGAATACGTTGGATACATATATTCATCATGACCGTGATGAGAACTTTACTTACGTTGCCATGGAACAATGGCGTGGCAAGTACCTGGTTCAAAATCGTGTCACAGGCGAAATCTTCGAAACTCCACAAATGGCCTATATCTTAATTGCGGCCACGTTATTTCAATCATACCCAAGCGAAACACGTTTACGCTGGGTAAAGGATTATTATGATGCAATTAGTCTTGGAGACATTAGCCTTCCTACCCCTGTCATGGCTGGTGTACGCACTCCTCAGAAACAATTTAGTTCCTGTGTTCTCATTGAAACAGACGATAGTCTTGACAGCATTAACGCTACTGCTAGTAGTATTGTCAAGTACGTATCCCAGAAAGCAGGTATTGGCATCGGTGCAGGTAGCATCCGCGCCTTGGGTAGCCCAATTCGTAACGGCGACGCCTATCACACTGGTGTAATTCCTTTTTATAAGCATTTTCAAACTGCTACACGTTCATGCTCGCAAGGCGGTGTACGCAATGGTGCCGCTACGTTGTATTTTCCGCTCTGGCATTATGAAATTGAAGACCTCATTGTATTGAAGAATAACAAAGGTACAGAGGATAATCGTATACGTCACATGGATTACGGTGTCCAATTCAACAAATTAATGTACGAAAGACTCATTCAAGGTGGCAATATTACCTTGTTTAGCCCCCACGATGTACCGGAAATGTACGAAGCTTTCTTTAATGACCAAGAGCGTTTTAAAGAACTTTATGAACGTGCAGAACGCAATACTAAGTTACGCAAGAAGGTAGTAAAAGCAGGTGATTTATTCAGCGCCTTTATGAGTGAACGTAAAGACACTGGACGCATTTATTTACAGAACGTGGATCATGCTAATACGCATAGTCCATTCAAGGAAGAGATTGCTCCTGTAAAAATGAGTAATCTTTGTTGTGAGATTGACTTACCCACCGTGCCATTGAAAGATGTCAACGACGAGGATGGTAGGATCGCACTATGCACCTTAAGTGCGATCAATTGGGGCAATGTAAAAAGCCCACATGACTTTGAAAAGATGTGCCGCCTAGCAGTACGTGGTTTAGACGCACTATTAACATATCAGAATTACCCTGTAAGAGCAGCCGAACTAGCAACTGAAGAATTTAGACCACTAGGCGTGGGTATTATTAACTTTGCTTATTTCTTGGCAAAGAACGATGTAAGTTATTCAGATCCAAAAGCACTAGCATTAGTAGACGAGTATGCCGAAGCTTGGAGTTATTACTTGCTCAAAGCTTCGGCAGATCTCGCTGTTGAACAAGGTCCTTGCCTACGTTGGAAGGATTTAAAATCAGCAGACGGACGACTGCCTATTGACACACGTAAGGCAGAGATTGATGAATTAGTACCACACCAAGAACGTATGCCTTGGACAGAACTTCGCGAGCAAATTAAATCTACTGGTCAGCGTAATGCGACCCTTATGGCTTTAATGCCGGCAGAAACATCAGCACAAATTTCAAACGCCACAAACGGTATTGAGCCCCCTCGCAATTATGTAAGTATCAAAGGTAGTAAACACGGACAGCTACGTCAGGTAGTCCCCGAGTTCCGCCGCCTGAAGAACAAATACGAGTTACTCTGGGATCAAAAATCACCAGAGGGTTATCTAAAGATTTGTGCTGTATTACAAAAGTACATTGACCAAGGTATTTCGATTAATACAAGTTATAACCCACGTTTCTATGCGGATGAAAAAATCCCAATGAGCGAGATGTTACAGCACCTGTTATTGTGCTACAAGTATGGTACTAAGCAGTTGTATTATTTTAATACCAATGACCAGCAAGGTGAGATTGATATTGATAAATTAAGTACTCCATTAGCCGTTACTAATAACGACGAAATGGATTGTGATAGTTGTGTAATTTAAGGAAAAGACAAATGAGTGTATTTAATATTAAGAAAACAGACCATACCAAATCATTGGCTTTTCTAGACACCAACGGAACACCAGCAATTCAGCGGTATGACGTACTAAAGTATCGTCAATTTGACAAACTAACGGACAAGCAGTTGGGATTCTTTTGGCGTCCGGAAGAAGTTGATGTGTTACGTGATGCAAAAGACTTTAAAGAACTAACAGACTTTGAAAAGCATATCTTTACTAGCAATTTAAAACGTCAGATTCTATTAGACTCAGTGCAAGGACGAAGTCCTAACCTAGCCTTTCTACCTCTCGCCACCATTCCTGAATTAGAAACATGGATTGAGACTTGGGCATTTAACGAAACCATTCATAGTCGTAGTTACACACATATTATTCGTAATGTCTATAGCGATCCAAGTGCTATATTTGATGAGTTAACGGATGTAGAAGAAATTCTTGCCTGTGCTCGAGATATTAGCAAGTACTACGATGATCTAATTGAATATGGTACATGGTATCGTATGCTTGGCGTAGGTACACATACAGTTAACGGTAAGAAGATTGAAGTTGACATGTATCAACTTAAAAAGAAGTTGTGGTTGGCATTAAATTCAGTAAACGCATTAGAAGGCATTCGCTTCTATGTTAGTTTTGCTTGCTCATGGGCATTTGCAGAATTAAAGAAAATGGAAGGTAATGCTAAAATTATTAAACTCATAGCCCGGGATGAAAATATCCACTTAGGATCCACGCAAACCCTACTCAAAATTTTGCCTACAGATGACCCAGACTATGCTTTACTAAAAATTGAAACCAAGCAAGAGTGCGAAACAATGTTTCTGGCAGCGGCCGCACAAGAAAAAGCCTGGGCAAAGTATTTGTTCAAAGATGGATCAATGATTGGACTTAATGAAGTATTGTTAAGTCAATACATTGATTGGTTAACCTGTAAACGTATGACAGCGGTCGGATTAGACTGCGGCATGAAACCAGGCTCAAGCAATCCTCTACCATGGACACAAAAATGGATAGCAGGATCAGATGTACAAGTAGCACCTCAAGAGACCGAAATAACCACTTATGTAATTGGTGGTACAAAACAAGATGTTGATAACAACACATTTAAAGGATTTAGTTTATGATCACAGTATACTCAAAGAACAACTGCCCTTTTTGCGTTCAAGCAAAAAGTCTACTACAACTAAAAGGTGTTGACTTTGAAGAAGTTAAGATTGACGAAAGCACAGAAGCACGTGAGTTTATTGTAGGAGAAGGACATAGAACTGTTCCGCAGATCTATCAAGATGGTAAATTATTAGTAGAGGGTGGATTCCAAGGCTTGAAGAAACAGTCTGATGAATTCTTCCAGGCTTTGCAATAATATCAATTAAGGAAAATTATGTTAATTCAAAAAGGTTACCAAGCAGGTGACGTTGTAGTCTTCAAGACTGTTACAGGCGACGAAATTGTTGCTAAAATTGTAGAAACACTAGGCGATGGATTTTTAGTAAATCGTCCTTGTACTGTTATTCCTAGCCCGCAAGGTTTAGGACTCATGCAAAGCATGATTTCTGCGGATATAAATACTAATGTAACGCTGAAATCTGAGCATATTATTATGCATGGTCCTGTAATACAAGATATTGAAAATCACTATATCCGTACTACAACAGGTATTCAGCCAGCCAAGAGTGGAATAATTACTTAAAATGCCAGGCCCAAATTTAGTAGCAACAGTTGCCGCAAGCACTGACATAACCCCAGGAACAGGAGTAGAAGGCGCATGTGCGTTGCTACCAGCTGGCCCGGGATATGTTATGGCCACTGCCGCAACAGTTGTTTGTGAAATGTTGCCAGTTGCCAAAATGGGAGACCCTGTAAGCCCGCACGGTAATTTCACTAACCCTAAGTTGCCAGGATTTAATCCTTTATGTGGTGCGGCATTCATAGCCGAAGGTGCTCCTACAATACTTGTTAATGGTCGACCAATGGCAGTAGTAGGACCATTAGGTAGTTTATGTACATGTGGCCATTGGCTACAAGTACCTCGTACTACACGTACACTCACTAAAGGTATATAATGGCATCAGCCGCAACACTAAATGCCACAGCTACCATTGTCAATGGACATGGACTTGCCGCTAGCCCAGAGCTAACATCTGCAATAGCTGTTTATCAAAATCACACGCCACTAACTCTATTGGCCAATGTATACACTAACGCACAAACCGACGGCAACGTGGCCAACGTCATTGTTCCATTATTAAACAATATAAGTAGTGCATCAGTTGGGCATTTTTTATTAAACATATATCCTTCTAACATCGCACCTGCTTGTAGTTCTAGCGTATCTTATTATGCCAGTGGCGGATTAGCAAATGTAACTGGAACTATACAAAGCCAGGCAAATTATCCTTTTAGAAACGGACTTGCTGGATTTGCTAGTGGATTTAGTTTATGTTACGGAAGTGCAAGCGGATCATTGGATACCGTTGGCTCATTGAGTATGTTGTCCGGAAAAACCTACAGTGATTGCGGAGTTGGATATACCGGGATCACTGATTTATTAACCGGCGGTGTTGGTAGCGAAGCTAATTTGCTTGGCTCAATAGTTGCTGGGTGGGGCACAATGTATGATGCAAGTAATATTAATTTAATTGCAGATCCATATGTGTTTGGTCAAAACTTATTAAATCAAGGACTTGGTAGTTACGGTAATTTAAAAAGTAAACTAGAAGCTACTGGATTAAACACAGCCGATATTACACAGTCATCAATGATTGGTACTATTAGTTACCCCGGCGACAGTGACCTAACCCATTCGTCGTTTATTGGTCAAATTACATTGACCACAGTAGATAATATTACAGAAACTACAACAGCTACAGGAAATAATCCTGAAGTAATTAAAGCAATTTATGCAACTATTACAGGTAGCGACTTAGCCGCAATCGTGTCAGCTACAGGATTTAGTAATAAAAATAATAGTTTAGTAACACTAGCAGATTACATTAATTTTAATAAAGTAGTTGGCTCAACTAATGTTGTTGAATTAGCAAAATACAATGTAGCTACATTTGCTGATTTTAGCAGTTACTTAAATAGTCGACTTAGCAAACAACCACAGACTTTTAATAGTTGGAAAAGTATATCAGATTATTTACAGTCAGTGTCAGTGCCAACATTATCGCACACAACCACAACAGCAAGCACACCTGTATTAAATCCAGGAACTGCTAGCACATTACTTGCACAAGTTGGGTCTGGAAGCGGGCCGTTTGGTAATCCTGTAATGTCGGATTATTTAGGTGCAGTTGCTGGAATCCCATACACCGATAGTCTGACTACTATTAACGCAAATTACAATTTGTTTTCTGGTGCAATTATCCCATCAATGCAGGCGTTAGACAAATCAATAACTGATACATACAATGATTATTGGGCATCCGGGACAGCTGGGACTGACCCCGACACAGGAGCACCGACATTTACGTATGGTAACGTAACTACTTCATATATAATTGCAAACGTTGGTAAGGTAACGTCTGCATTGAATTCGTTAACAGCTAATGCGGCATTTATAAATTCTCAAACGGCATATTATACAATGCTTAATAGTATAACTTCTGAAGTTGGAAATTTATCCAGAGCTAGTATTAAATTTACCAGTGGCGGCACCACTATGTTGATGTCGTTTGGTTCAGGAATTGGACAATGGGGAGGTCCAGATTCGTCAGGTCTTGGAGCGAATCAAATTATTGGTAAGCTAATTACTAATGATGCTTACGGAGATACTATCCGTGCAGTCATTGCCGAAGCAACAAATAGTCAATCTACTTCGACAAATGACCCTAATCCAAGACAAGCCTTATCACAGGCAAACACCCAAGGTATACCATTAACTACATACTTATCACAGAATAAGTAGGGTTATATTGGTGGTTTTTTGTTCAGAAACGCTACTTACCTTGACTTTCACCGACTTATATAGTATTATAATGACATAGATATGGCCGTAAATATCTAACACCTTGAAAAAGGTGTAACTCTATAGGAGGACGAAGTATGAAAAAGATAATTTCAATTATCGTATCAATAATCGCCCTGACCGTAATGGCACCCGGTCATGCAGAAGAAGTACAGGTAACGCAAGCATCACAGAATTTTTTTGATACTGTTACATCACAAGCAAAAGACCGCTTGGACACATTGGTAGATGTTATTATGAGACCCATAATAGACATTACCATATCAAGCAAGGACATAGATTGTCTTGCAAAGAATATCTATTACGAAGCTGGCGGTGAGCCAGAAGAAGGCAAAGTGGCAGTAGCCATGGTAACCATTAACCGTGTTCGCGATGGCCGGTTTGGGAAATCAATTTGCTCAGTAGTAGAACAACGCACAGTCATGGTTCGTGAACGTGCTGTTAAACGAGTAGAAGTAGTTAGTACAGGCTGGTTTGGCAAACCTGAACCACGTACAGTGACTGAAATCAAAATGGATCAAGTTCCAGTTTGTCAGTTTAGCTGGAAGTGTATGTTTGTACGTGTCCCAAAACCAACGGATCAGCGATGGGAAGAAAGTCAGCGAGTGGCCTCCCAGTTGCTCAAAGGCAATTATGCACCCTGGCAAGCCAAGTACAGCGATGCATTATATTTCCATAATACATCGGTTCGTCCAGTGTGGTCTAAAACCAAGCAGTATGTGGCTCGTATAGGCGGGCATCTGTTTTATTCGGAATCAAATAAAAGTTAATGTTTTTTCAAGTTTTTGAGCGTATGAAAAGTCTTGTTGCTAAACATGGTAACAAGACTTTTACCCCCAAGCAATTCACACACCTACTGCGTATGCAATTTCGTGACCCACAGTTACGATTTACCACGGGACGAGATGATATAGTGGTTAGCAAAAATTTCCACATCCAAGGTCTATACAATCCCGGCGATGACGAGGACGGCAAACCCTGTATCACTATCAGCCTGATGTTCAGTCCAAGATGCCGTCGAGTATCATTAAATGACTACAACTGGAACGAAATGAGCTTCCATATTGCAGATACTGTTACGCACGAATACCTGCATCAGTATTATTGTCGCCAACGTGGATTTGAATTTGGTCGAGGATATCGAACAGATAAACTTTTACAATACAGCGACACCATGAAAGATTACTTGGGGTGCGAGGACGAAATACTTGCTTACTCGTTTAACATAGCCAGCGAAATGGTAGTTTATAAACGTCATATGGTCTTAACAAAAGTATACAGAATGTATCGCCGTTATTTTAGGCAAGATCGTAAAGTTATGTTACAATTAGAAAAACAAACGAATAAGTATATTAAACGACTGGAGCTATCATGAGTAAATTATCCGAAGAATTAGCAGTTGAAGATGGCGTGTACGATGA